ACTGCTGAATCAGATGGCATTGAGAGATTATCTAAATCAGGTTTTCTATCTTCAATAGCAGTAACTCTATTCTCTAAAACTGTTTGTGCATTAACTACATTTTGGATATCGACATTGCCAGTGTTCGATACAGTGCCATACGCTTTAACTACATAACAGCCATAACATGTCTTAGGCTTAACTGTATCGCCAGTGTGTTCTGCACCTACAACTCGAGAGGCATCAAAGTTTAAGCGTTTTAAACCAAAACCTCCAGAACCTAAAGGAGGGTCCGTTTCCCCAAATTCAAAAGCCCCACTTACTGGATTTGCTACAACAGAACCTGCTAATCCTGTAATGTTTCTTTGTGTGTCTGTAGCGAAGGTGCCACGTAGAGTTAAATTGTTTGTAGCACATGGATACCACAGAATCTTAGGCAATCTGAAAGTAGTTGTTCCATCACCACTAGAGTAATACGGAACATGTCCCTCGTTATTATTACCTATAGTAGTATATTCTTCTTCTGTCTTCAATAACTCAGGGTGTGCCTCGACATAAGCCCAAAGGTCAGGATAAGCCACACGTTCTACTGTATCTCCATGAGAAGCATCAAGCCATCCTTCTTCTATAATTGATAAAGGATTGTACTTGATAAATCCTACAGGTACATTACCCTTGGCTTTTACAACCTCTGCTGTAGACTTAGGAGTCATGGCTTTATTCTCTACCGTGCCAGCCAATGCCTCGTCTAAGGTAGCAATATTATTCGTAAAACTATTCTCGTCTACATATTGCTTATTGGCCGCATCAAGTAATGATGTCGGTACAGCAATGTTACTTAGCACAAGGGCCATACTGTCGCTAATAGTCTCTAAAGAAATATAACTATTATTAATGTAAAATCGTATTCTACCCTTATAGGCATCGTGATTCACATTATTTTTGAATATGAGTGTTTCTAAAGAACCTGCATCATTAACAACTTTTTCTAAAGAGAAGTCTAATTGCCCTGCTGTGTTATTGATAGTGAATGGTTTCTGAGAACTTGTTTCAGATTGGATGGTAAGACCGCCTGTAAGTTTCCCACCAGTAATAGGCAAGAAATCCAGTGACGGTTTTTCAAGCAGGTCTGCGTATCTGCCTGTCTGTGCTACAGTAGCCAATGTAGGCATATCTGCTTTCAGTTGATACAAACTTGCTTCCTTTCCATCTAACTGCACAGCGTTTTTTATAACGTCTATAAGAGTATTACTACCGTCTGAATTGGTAAATGTAACACTTTTATCCGCAGATTTACGAATACTCTTTACATATTCAACAGGAATTTCTGGTTTTCCTATTAAATCGTTGTACATACCAGAAGTAGCGACAGATGCAAAAGTAGGTTTGTTTTGGATGTCTTCCCACTTCGCCACCCCTACATCAATAGTTACATTCCCTGTAGTCGGGTCTGGCTTAATGTTATTGACTGATTTAACTAACTTACTGGGGTCTATAGATGCCGCATTTTCAGCGGCCCTATCAGCCTCAGTCTTTGCTCTGTCTGCCTGCTCTGTAGCCAAAGTAACTTTTTCTCCCGCAGTAGTTTCAGATTGCTTGGCCTTAGTTTCTGATACACCAGCGGCAGTTTCGCTTGCCTTGGCATTGGTAGCACTCGTTCCTGCCGCAGTAGCACTATTAGATGCACTTGTAGCAGAGGCAGATGCTCTACCTGCGGAATTATCTGCATTATTAGCGGCAGTTTGAGCCTGAGTTAATACTGTATTGAAGTCACCAGATGCAGAAGTTATTAACGATTGTGCATCGTTCTTGGCTTTTTCAGAAGCATTTTTTGCGGCTATAGAAGCATCTCGTGCGGCTTCTGAACCTGACTGTGCGGTTGCCGCCGCTGTTGCTGATACACGTGTCTCGTTACGCAAGACCAATACTTCGTCTCTAGCAACATTAACTGTTCTTAATGCCGCATCTATCTGTTCTTTAGTTTCGCCAATAACTTTATCAGCGGCTGCTTGTGCCGCTTGCTCTACCTTAACGTCTATCTCGTCAGATAATGCTTGAATATCTGCTTTTAATTGTTCTATCTGAGCGATATCTAACTGGACTTGTTCCTTTACGCCATTGATTTCTTGTTTCAATTTTAAAGCAGAGGCTTGCAATACTTTACTATCTTCATTGACGGACATAACTAAATCTTGTATAGAATTCCAATCTTGCCAGAACTTCTGAATTTCTGCGGTAACTGTATTTGTTGCAGATTCGACTTGCTTTGCCAAACGCAATGTTTCTACTGTAGAATCAACAACTCTTTGCTCTAACTCTTGCACTGTTGATAATGCTTGTGTTGCCACATCTGCACTACCACTTGCCTGAGTTGCCGCTCTTTGGGCAATAGCCGCATAGTTACCAGAGATTTCTTCAATCTCTCGCTTATCGGCATCAGTCAAGATATAAGCATCACCTTTAGGGCCACGAGATGCTCTGCCAGTATCATTGCCTTGGATAAACCAGTTTCCGTTGTCTCCGATGGTAGGAATGATTGCACCAGAGATTGCTTCTGTGACAATGTTCCTAACGCCAGTTTTAGTGCCGACATAGATTTCTCCTGTATCGGTAACATAAACTAACTCGGCCTCACGCACTGCATCTAGCGTGTTAAGGTCTTTAGCAAGACTTCTGCGCATAAAGTAGCGCAAATCTTCTGGCCTTAGTGCCATTAAATATCACCTTCCGAAGCATCCACGATGCCACCATCCAAGTTTTTAATAATAATTTGTCCACCACCTGTACGGCGTTCGCCATGAACCAATCCGATATTTCCGAATGGGTCACGAGCCATAAGTTCTTTATCGTCCGTCATTTGTCTCTTTACAGATACTATATACTTATCAAACATAGCATTTCCTTTAGCACGCCAGAACGCTCCTTGCTCTTGTTCGTTGAGCATATCAAAATACTCTGCGCAACCAAAGTATACAATAACATCAGAAAGTTCTTTTGCAAGAATGTCCTCTGTGTCATCTTCTTTAATGTCCGCAGGATAAAATTCACCGAAAATATTAATGACTCCTTCTGGGGGCATAGGAACTATTTTAATCCCACCACTCATTATTAAATAATAATTAGGTTCGCCTACCACGTCTACATTGTCATACATTTCCAGTAATTCTTGATATGTATTGATTCGCTCTAAAGGTTTATGATGTTCGTTCAACTGATATTCTAAATACCGAACTTGTTTCAGATTAGTGGTCTTCACAAAACCATTCTCAGGTTCTTGGTATTTAATCCATTTATCTAATTTGTACAGGTAGTTATCCATGAGAATAGTTCTACGCTGTTGATTTATAAACATGAGCAAGAGGCTTTTATCTAAATCTTGACGTTTGATTATCTTATCGCACATAGCGACTATTTCTCTACCTGTCATATTTCACCTCAGAAAAAGAAAAGGGGGCTTTCGCCCCCTTCTTTAAAACTTTGCAGTTGTAGCCTTATATTGTGGATTCAAGGCAAGGAATTGCCGCATTATCTCCCTTGCACCTTCTGCATCCCCCAACTCGCACAAGGCAAGATAGTTTCTCAGCATAGGGTCGTTATCGAACTCAAACTGCGGGATACTTGCGAGTTTACGCAGGTTCTTACCAGTTTGCTTTTCTTTACGTTCTTCGGCTAATTGAGCCTCTAAGTCGTCAGTGTTAAAGGTGTTCGTTAATACTATCTGACCATCATCTTTGATTTCAAGTTTCTGGTCTTTTAGAAAACTTTCTGCTGGTGTTAGCATTATTCTGTGATTGTAATAACTGCGTTAGCCTCGGGAGAACGGCATTCCAAAGTCAACTGACCAGTTACGACCTTACCGTTCATCAGACTGTCTTTCGGGCGGTCATAGGTTTTGAACGGAATGAGGTAAGCAAGTTTCCAATATTCAGTCTGCAAGAAGTCAATGCGGTTGTCAGGTTGCAGGCGATGGAGTTGCAGGTTTACAAGGCCAAAATCGGATTCGTAAACATCTACAATCTGTTTAACTTTGGTGGAGTCGGCATTGCGCTGACGTTGTGCGTTACCAGTAAACATACTTACTTTACGTTTGTTGTTACCAGAAACAACTACCATATCAGGCATACCGCCTTTAGCCCATGCTTTTTGAATAGCATCGTTGAATTGTGCTTCGGTGAAGTCGCCACCAGTAGCGGCTACAGTGTTCACGTTGTTGAAATACGGTACACCACCGAATTTACCTTCTGTAGAAGTAGCACCCAACACTTTAGTAGAGTTGTTTACGATTGCGTACTCAACGTCTAAAGCAATCATTTTCAGGGTTTTTTGGAGTTGATAAGCCATCTCAGAGCGCACACCTGCTTTCAGGACTGCTTCCTGAGAGTCAGATACTACACAGTCACGCATGAAAATCTGAATGTAGTTGTCCAGTTTCACACGAGGGGTCGCCAAAGTAGAAGTAAATGCCGCATCTTCAAGGTGTGCGTTAGCCTGCGGATTAGCAAGGCTGTCAGTCAACCAAGAATGGGTCATACCAGTTACCTTAGAACGACCGAATTTATTCATAAGCGGAGTTTCATCGGGAGAAATCGTTTCCCGCCCTATGTTTCCATAGGCACTGACTATATCTTTACCGTTTCTCGGTAGTCTGCATTAAGCCTCTACTAATATAGTTGATTCAAGGCTTACAACTCTCCTGTGAAGTTTGTGATGACATTCAGCACAATAAGTTATACCATTATTCACGTCATATCTATTTTTAGGGTATGTTGCAAAAGGAAGTATATGGTGTGCATGTAATTTCCCACCACGAACCTTGCAACACTGGCAAGTATAATTGTCTCTTATAAAGACTGCATTACGCCACTCGAAATATTCGGGTAGATGTCTAGCAATTTGATTCACTTTAGTAATTCCACCTTTCCAGTTAGGATTCTTTGCACCCAACCATTTACCTTTGTGTGAATTACTTAATGCTTGTCGCCATTTATCTGACATCTTAATACCTTTATTCGGAGACTTTCTTGCTTCAATATTTAATCTATTTAACCAAAAATTTATAGTGGTTTCAGAAACTCCTAATTCTTCTGCGATTTCTATACAAGACTTATGCAAGGTTGTATATTGTTCGTTTAACCAATCTCTATCTGTGTACAAACGCACTTTATTCGTAGTTTTGAGGGTTTGGTGTTTAGGTCGTTTCTGCCAGTTATTTTTCTTAAAAATAGATGTTATAGTTCTATCGTGAATATGTAATATTTGTTTTATTTCTTTTAAACTTTTCATTTCTACAAAATATAAATTATATAACTCTTGTTCTCTAGTGTCCATATATACTCCTTCACGTACGGATAATGTTAGTCGATACAAGGCTGTTGGCTTTCGCCACATACCTCTCGGTATTGCCCTCGTCTTTACGTTAGGGTTTCACCGATAAAGCAGACTTTGCTATTAACATTCCTGCTAATAGGAACAGTTATCTATTCGTAATGATGTCCAGTAGGTCTTCCCTATTGCCTACCGAGGTATAAGTTTTAGATGCCAATTAATTTCACCTCAATAATTTTTAAACAATGCCCATGTCCATAAGTAACTGTGCTTTCTGTTCTGGTTTCATGTGCCCGAGTTCTCTAAAGTCCACTTTCTTTTTAGTGGTCGGTTTGGTTATCGGTGTGGAACCTGCTTTTTCCAGTTTAGGTACTTTGGGACTGGGTTTGGTTTTTGTCTTTACTTTCTCAGCGTAAAATTCTTTACGCTCTTTTTCATAATACTCTTTAATAGTTGCAGTGTCGCCACGGTCATAGGCCCTTTGTAACTTAGTATATTCTCCTACAGGCATGTCAGGAATCTTGTTCTTGAACCTGAGAAGGATTTCATTGTATGCAGGGTCTTCTGCGGCGAGTTCACGCTCCATGTTGTCAAGAGCATATTGCTTATTAACCATAGCGGCTTGCTGTTGTTGCAGTGCTTGTAATTCAGAGAACACAACAAGACTATGTTCAAGGTTTACCTCAGAAAGTTCTTCCTCAGATTGCAAACCAAGTTTCTGTGTCGCCATGCGTTTAGCAAGTGCAATCAGGTCAGGTTGTTGCTGTCTGGTAGGCGCAGGCTGTGCGGGCTGTTGTGTAGCACCGTATAGCGGGTTCTGCAATGCCTTTCTTTGGTTGGCAAGTTCTTGGGTCTTACGAGTGTAATCTTGTTGTCGCATGTAACCACGAGCAAGTTCACTCAGCGGGACTTCCACTTCCTCGCCATTTATCGGCACTGTAACCATCGTTTCCTCAGATTCCTGTTTATTAGGGTCGTCTGCTTCTTCTTCGCTGGTTTCTTCTTCCTCAGTAGTAGTTTCCTCAGATTCTTCTTCTTGAGTTTCTTCTGGTTGTTCCTCAGATTCTTCCTCGGATTCCTGTTCTTCTCTTAAAGCATCTTCTGCCTCTTTCCATACTAAGGTGCCGTTTTCATCAAGATAGAACTCAGGGGTAGAATCCACTTCGGGTTGTTCTACTTCTGCGCTTTCTTGATTAATGTTGTTTTCATTCATATTCAATTTTCCCCCTCGAATCCATTATCTGGTTGTTCGATTTCTTGTTCGGCATATTGTATGCCAAGTAATACCTTTTCTTTCATTCTGCGGTGCAATATCCGCATGTATTTGAGGTTTTGACGACGGAATGGTAGTTCCCTTTCGTCACAACACATCAACTGGTCTATGAGGATTTTTTCCTCTTTTTCAAACAAGTCTGTAAGAAATACCAGAGCACCTTCGGCATTGAAGCCCTCTCTGATAATCTGACTACTGTTCTTTCTTGGGATATGGTCTAGTGTTACTTGGCTCATTAGATTGTACCTCATTCGGCATTTGCGCCATCTTAGCCTGTGCCATCTGTCCAGCCGCCGCCGCTACTTGCTGTTGACGTTGCTGGTCAATCGCTTGCTGTAATGCTGGCGGTACTTCGCCAGTCTGCTCGGCAACATGCATCATCTGTAATAATTGTGGCGGGATGCCCTGCATAGATGCTTCTTTGATTAAGTCTGGATTAAAAGAAAAGTCTGAGACATTCTTATAGCCCATAGTCTCGACAAGACGTTGGAAGCAAAATGCAACGTGAGAGTTGTCTGCGATGCCTGTCTGTAATACTTGTGGATACATCTGTAACAGCAACTGCAAGTTACGGAACTGCTGGTCTTTAGTACCAGCGGCTACCCCTACGTTGACAGTAACATCAATCTCACCTGCCAAGTCATCAGGAGCAATAGGTTTAGGCTTATCAGTTACACGAATAAATGTTTCTTCTGTGATATACATTTGATTCATGCGGATAAGATGTCTAAACAACTGCTTAACACCTGTCTCAGCAAACGTGCGAGCAATCAATTCTAATCGTTGATTAGAGGCCTGCATAATCTGAGTAATACCAGTGGCAGTCTTATTCAAACTGCTGGAATCCATACCCTGATTGTATCTGGTGATACCTGTTCTATTTTCCTTCATGGACTGAATACTCTCTAAGAAAGTATATGTGTCAGAACTTAATTGTTCCTGTGGAGAAAAATAGACTACATCTCTGGGGCTACCAGTTACCCTGACACCCTTCTTACCGTCAATAAACTCGTTAGGGTCTACCAACGCATCTATATTAACGAACGCTTGGCGGTCGTTATTGTTAGCAATGTTGTATACAATTTGTCTCAGTAATACTGTATACAAGTCTTGAAGTTCGCCAACCAAGTCAGCAATACCACGCTTAGGGAATAAACGTAATGTATCACGAATAGGAGAGATAGCGAAGAAAGGATGTCTGCCCATCGTGTTTTCTTCTAAGCGAATGATTATATCGTCAACAATGGTGACAATAATATCCTCTAAGATACCATCATCATTCACATCTGTCTTGACATAACACTCATATAGAAGATATTCGGACTTGGCTTTTTCTTTGTTTCCGCTTTCCACTTGATTATACATGCTCGGATTCAGGTCTGTCTCATACATGGTACGAGATACGCTAGACTGGTCACCAGCATTTTCTTCTACTTCGTCGATGCGCTGATACAATCCTTCACGCTCACGCCGTTTAAGGTAGTCAAGTGTAACGATTTTTCTGTGTGCAACAAAATCTATATCGTCCAGTGTACGAGCAGTAGGGCTAAACCTAAACTCGTTAGGCGGTACTACTTCCAACTTAGGTTGGTTGCGTATCACACTGTCCAGACGTTCGTATTCCACTCTGTAAACTGCTTGATACTGAATTCCCATTGCTAATTGCTCAGGAGATGGGTCAGGACTTACCTGTTCTACAGAAAGAATACTATTTTTGGGGTCATTCTGAATTGCCATAAGTTGTTCTGAACTACATGTCACTTCTAGCAATTCTGTGTTTTCTTCACGTTCCCAGTAACATTTACAGATGCCGAGGTTATCAATCAGAGCATTTTTAATCCAATCATAGAAGATTAAGAAGCCATCATTGTGGCGTTCTAATTGATACTTGATAAGGTCATTTAAGACCTGTGCGGCTCTGTCATCCGACTCACTGTTGGCACCTTGGAGTTTACATATATCCTCAGAACCAAAGAATACTTTGATAAGTGATGGCATAGCCCACTCTACAGTATCATGGAAGTCAGAACTCGTTACGTCAGTAACTTTAGACAGTTTTGGAAACTTGTTTTTATAGTAATCCTTGTCGCTCTCAAAAATCTTGTGCCGCTTAATGATATCAGATTCTAGTTCATCTTCATAATAACGGTCAGCCCTTTCGATTTCATTCTTTACATTATGTAAGATTTCTTCTAGTTTTTCCTCAGAGACTTCATAATCATAATGGATAGAATTATCGTCTTGGACTACTTCGGCAGGTTCTTCTTCATCAGGCGAGAACGCCCCTGTGACTTCGGGAATCTGATTGATTAAATCAACCTGCTCAGTTAATGCAACTTCTTCATCGGGATTCATTTCTCACCTCACATTGAACCAGCATAGGAATTATGGAAGTTCCTAGTCGAACGCTTGACAGGCGATACAGCAATCTGCTCAACGTATGCCAACGAGTCAATTAAGTCATCGTGGATGCCGTTAGGAAACGCCAGTAATTCGCCTTTCATTTCTTCCCACCAAGCACCAGCATCAGTAGGCCGCCAGATAGCACCTGCCGCAAAGCGGGGCTGTAAAGCGGCTATACGTTCTTCTTTACGCCGAGCGGCTCTTAACTGCTCAATCGTGAAGAACATATTTCTGCGAGGCATTTCTTTTTCAAGGAAATGGCTCATAGCGGCTTGATAAGCAACTTTCTCAACGCCAACCTTCTGTGGATTCCATTTACCCACCAGTCGGAATATTTCTTCGATTGTTTGTGTAGGGTCATATCTGCCATACGAACAATCGAGTAGAAACCAGTGATTGTCTTGATTGACACCAACTACCATTATAGATGTATAGTCAGCAGTCTTCTTCTGGCTGATAGCCAAATCGACTGTGATAAAGATGTTTAGTTGAGGGATTTTTAAGTCAGACCAAGAAAACACTTTAAAGTATTCTTCTTTGAATAATTGACTATCAGGTGATATAGATTCGCACATGCGCTCTCGATACCAAGTATCTATCTTACCTAGTTTCTCAAACGTCTCCCTCTCTCTATCAATAAATTCCAGTGTGTATTTACTGGGCCACTGGCTCTCACCTTCATAGAGGATAGGTAGCCTTTGGGTATCAAAACCAAGATACTCCTTGTTAGCAATAACACGTTCAATGAGACAACTCTCACCGAGATTATTGCCAATCATAAAGATTCTGGACTTTTGCCCCAAGAATATAATATCAGACAAGAACCAGTTATAATCCTTCTCTAATACACCTTCGGAGTTAGAGTCCTCTAAGTCCTGCGGGTCGTCAATGATAATCAGTTTAGGTCTGGTCTCACCATGTAACAAGCCACGGACGGAAGAACCTTTACCATACGCATCGATACGTACGTTGATAGGTTTACCATATATATCTTTAACTACTGCCTCGAAAGTTTTCTCATTATCTTTCTTTACCTCAACGAGATTAGCACATAGTTTAGGATTAGATTTATAATCTGCTACAATATCTTTAAGTCTTGCAGATGCAAGCGTTTGGTTAGCCATAATAATAACAATGAAGTTATAAGCCTCACTTGGGAACACAAGTCTATACATTGTATGCGCCCTAATAACCAAGACCGAGTTATGGGTAGTGATGAAACGATTAGTGATTAAGAATAATCCATCCTCAGAGTCAACACGTAAACATCTAGTGGGAACTGTTTCTACTTTTTCAATAGATACAATGCTTCGTGCTAAACTTCTTTTGTGTTGCGATGTACTAAAACTTACACACCAACTCTTGGAGATAAATCTTCCGTAGAGTTTAGCAGGTTTTTCTATACAAGTATATTTTATTCCCAAACTTCCTATGAGTTCACAAATCCCATCTATAATAAAGGAATTGGTGTTACAGAAAGTTACAGTCCCTGACTTAGTACCATCATGGCAAATTGTTCCATCACTGTCAATCAGGCCCTGCAATAACTCTAGTCTCTGCTCAACGCTGGCATGCAAATATTCATCAGGAATATGTTTGTTTTTAATCAGGTTGAGTTCTCTAAACTTGTCTATAATACCAAGTAGAGAGACAACATAGTTGCCACCATTGTCAGGCCTGATAGATACTCTATCCCAATATTGTTTGATATTGGCTAAAGTGTCCTCTATATCTTCTTTGCCCACACTAATAATAGGAGAAGATTTAGCACCATCACCCAGCCACAGCCCTAACAAGTAAGGATGTACTGGTAAAACTCTCTCAGGCATATCCAGCGGTGCAGAACAAGGAATGCGATATGTATACTCTTGATAGCCGTTGCGTGGCTTACCTAATTTAAAGTTCTCAGCCATATGCTTAGTGGTATGAGTTTTATCACGGCGACAATGTTTATCATGCACTGTCCACAAGTGGTCTTCGCAAGCAACAACTTCTGTCTTATCGTCAAATGTGACTTTATAACAGTCTTTGTGGAAAATCTCTGATGTAGCCACAACTCTAACAGGCTTGCCTGTTGGGGAGTATACATAATCTCCTACAAGAATTGTTCCCATCGTTTTCCAGCCGTTTGTTGTTAATATAGGCGTATCAAGTGCAAGTGCCTTTGCGCTTTCTCTGAAAGCCTCTACTGCGAAGTGTTTCTTGCCTCTCAGCAATATATCACTCCATTGATGATGAAATGGGGCAGGGTCACTTTCATCGGGGGCAGGCATATAAATTCTTCGGAAGTCTACCAAAGAATTATACGCCATCTCTAGTGCCTTTGCCTCTTGTTCAATTATTTCTTTTTGAGTAGCCATTTTACCATCTCGGGATTATCTTTTAATACTGTCAGAATGCCAGTCGCCATAGAATCTACTACCCGCTCCATATCATCTGATGGAAGCGGAATATTAAAGGTGTGAGTGACTGCATGTACAATCTCGTGCATCATTGTTTGCTGTAGTTGTTGTAACGGCAGATAGGAGTGGATTGTAATTTGCTTAATGATAAAGTCGCACTCACCAATCGAATCAGGTATGGTGCTGTCTGTAAAGTTACTGGCTTCTTTAATACTGTATTCATATAATCCAACTTTTACAGCATTGAACGGAATCGTATTTTTATTGAACATAAGCCCCCATAGAGTAACAAGTTACTCGAAAATATAGAATTTTGTTTTATTATCCTTTGTTCTTAAAGGCATGCTAGTTGTAAGATTCATTTGACCAAACTTGTCTGTATGCATCTTCAAACTAGAACACAATCTACAATTTGCTTCATTGATTATTATAAACTTCTTTCCATCTAACATTGCACCCCAAAAATCTTTAAATATCGCTTCATAGTTCCATTGCATTTTTTCCAAAGATTTCACCTGTTCTTCTAGGGCAGATTTAAAGTCCTCGAGTGCGGAATAAAGTGTAGTCTCTGTTCTAGTCTGATTCATAGTTCCTCTTAATAAGAAAGGTGAGGGTATTTAACCCTCACCTAAAATATGGCTACTTTAAGCCGCAGGAGTGGTTGGTGTAGTCGTAGAGCACGCACAGTTGCCATACGGACTGCAAGTAATGTATGCTGGAATCGGAACAGGTCTCAGTTGACTTACAAGGTCCTGAGTTCGAGACAAGTTACCAAGTTGCAACTGAGCGGCCTGTAACTGGTCACGCAGTTCTTGCATTACGTTAGCGTTAATCAAAGCACGAGTTGCTTCTCCTTCTGCATGGATAGCAGTAGTGATTTCACAGGTGTTGCGATAGTTTTCTGCACGAACCGCTTCAATGTTACGGTTGGTTTCACAGCAACATTGCTGTGCCGCAAAAGAGGCCTGTGCAATAGCGTTCTGTGTAGCGTTAAAGCCTTGACACATCCCTAATTGCATTTGGCTTGCATATTGCCCTAAGTCTCGTTGCATCCCAAAATTCTGAGAATTAAGAGAAGCAAAACCTGTGTCAAGCGTACTGTTCAGATTAGTGAACAGAAAATCGTTACCAATAGCACCCATAGCCGCACCTGCCCCACCACCAAATCCACCATTGCTACCGCCAGCGAATAAGAAGAACAACAGGATTACCCAAATCCAAGCACCGTTACCAAAACCGTCGCCATCTTCTTTCCGTTCGTTGAGATTGTAGACTGGCATTACTCCATTTTCTGTTATGCTCAAATCACCTTTTTTTTCTTATATTGTATAAAAGTCCAATAGTGGCCTGCTACTAGATTTTAATACCAAATTGGGAAAGCATTTGCTGTACTTGGTTGGGGTTAACACCAGACTGCTGTGCGAAGTTCATAAATGTTTTTTGCATCTCTGCTGGGCTTTTGCCTTGTGCAACTTCCATTGCCCTCTTAAATTGAGGATTATCTCCGAACATTGTTTGCATTACTTGCATTGGATTCGGGTTGGATTTTAACTGGTTCATTAGTTACATCATTTGCATGGGATTCATTGGCATTACACATTACCCCCGATATTAAATCTTCGATTCTCTTAATTCTATTATCCAGTTGAGCAAACATCTTTTCATCTGCGTAGGCAACTGGGATAGGCTCTTGTTCTAATTTGTACTTCTGGATTACCGCATTACCATTGTTGTCGATAAACTTGGTATACACTGCCTGCTCAGCAGGACATGGAAACAAGTTTGAAACACCGTCTAAATCGACCATAGCGGCTCGGACTTCATCAGCGCAGGTAACATACCTACCCTTTAATCCATTGTATTGCACAGGTTGTGGCAGAGGCTGTTGATACTGCATCTGCGGCGATATATTCATATAAGAATTTTGCGCAGTCTGAATAGGTCGCACAGGAGTATTAATAGGATAGCCCATGTTAGAATAAGGATTCATAATTTATACCTCAGAGAAAAATTCTTATTTAATTAAACCTTGTTCTATAAGGTTTACGAATCTTACGAACGCAGTGAGTAAGATGAAGTAAACCGTTAAAGACTTTCAACTCTCATTTCATTCGAGTTATTTCTCGTTACCTCGAAATATTATTTCTTTTTTCTATTCTTGAACGAAGTGAAAGAATACCTCGTGAAAGAATTGAACGAGGTAAATCTTTTCACAAGACTCACAAGCCTCACTGCGTTCGTCTTGTTCATCTTGTTCTTGTTGCCCCCCCCTACCCCCCCCATGAGGGAGTAATTCCTTTCACTTTTAGCAGATTTCCTCACTTTTTCTATTAACGATTTTACCCCTTTTGGGCCTAGTTTACACAAATTTTGTTTAAATTTCAAAAAGTGTAAACCATTTTTAGCAAAAAGTGTAAACCTTTTTCGCCAAAAGTGTAACATTTTTTGACCTTGACAAAAGCATCATTTTGTGTTACAATTAGTCCGTGAAATGAGAAGGGAGTTTCTATATGGTTTATGTTATAATGCAGATGCAAAGGTCTAATAAGCATGAAGGTGTATTCTTGAGGGATAAAATACTTCCTATAGATAATACTATCCCAGCAGTAAGTGAGAAATATTTGATAACATTAATGACAAATTCTGGTAATAGATTTCTAAAAACAGGAGTTGTAATATTTCCATGAGGCATAAATTTATATTCAAGGTGACTACCATTACATCCAGTAGCCATAGAGATAAAATGATTTATGAGTTATATGCATATCCATCAATGAAATTCGTGTGGCTTAAATATGTTTGCAATACTGATAACTCAATATATATAATGTTATAAGGAGAGTATTTATGAGGATTAGAATATTATTTACAAGCGTTAAATGTAAGGATGGCCTGTTTTGCCAGTCTGTCGATTGTCCTTTCATATCACTTCGCAGAAGGATGAATGGCAGACTCTATATATCAGGATTACCTTGTTCTGTAGTATGTATGCGTGCAGATAAATACAGAAACGATACGTTTTCTTATACTTATAAAAGCCAGATAGATACCTCAGAGTTATTGCTGGTGATTATATGAATAATCTATATGTATATGTGGTATTTATAAATAGTTTCGCCTTAGATAGGGCTGGTTGGTGTGGTGAGATTAACTGTATATTTCATTCAGACACGAATAAGAGTACGAATAGTAAGACAATAAAACTTGCTGGTGTTTACTGTGGATTCCGTTGCGATAAGTGCTATGATGGTTTCCAACCATGCCGCATGCAAAACGAATAGAGTATTTGCATATGAATCATTATAGATTTACGTTATTTGTTGATAATTATAAAACTCCTATCTCTGATAATCTCTGCCATATGTGTATATTCAATCAGAGAAACTTGTGTGATAGCATCTTATGTTATAAACTGTCAAGCATTCGTGAAAATAAATTGTTGATTACTAAATTAAATGTAAATAATTTTAATATGGAAAAACAAGTCATAATATTTACATAAATATATTGACATAAAGATATTTATGTGGTATAATAAATGTGAAATCAGAGCAGGGCAATACATATGTATTAGAGAATATAACACACTACTAATACCCCTGCTCTTAAATTATAAGAGGTGAAGGAATGACAAGACGTTCCATATTAACAGCAATCGAGCCCCCTACCCCCCCCTTGCCTGATACTGATACAATATTGTTCCAAAGAAATAATTTACAGGAAAATCCCGGTACGGTAGAAATAACCATCCCAGCAGGTTGTAATGTACTAGAAATTACTTTAATTGTCAATGCCTATGCTGGCAATGGGAACTACCCAGAAGCCAATACTGAGGCTGAGGTTGTACATGCAACAAATGGTAAAATTTGGAACGATTTGACTTTATCTGTACCTCAGTTTGAATATGCAACAGAAACACGCATCCAGTATGTTGGAGTAACTGCTAGTAAAACTTATAAAGTACATGTAAGTGGTAATGTTTATGGATATGGTTATGCGCATGTAGTAATGAAATATTCTCAATCAATTAATAACAGAACACCAAATGTAACTGACTATTAAATAAAGGAGATAACTAATGACTATTGAATCTATATTTATTTACTTAGGTTACACGTGTGTCACTGGTTATTCATTAAATGGAAATCGTATGGGATTCATCAAAGTCCCATACGAACATTCCCTTTGGATGTATGACTTGCATGACGTATTGTTGGGTTATGACATATCATATGAATTCTTCTCTAAAGACTTACCTCTCGAATCTGAGGAGAAAGAACACTGGATTGGCTTTAAGGCGGAATATCCAGATGTTACTGTAAGCCAGAATCCATATGTCCACCCACAGAAACACCTTCATAGCGGTTCTAAACAAGTATCAGAGCAATACTGTCAAGAGTTGGTTTTAAAACTCGTAGAACTCGATTCTTGGCGTATTTCAAACTTGTTTATAAAATTAAGGATGTCTCTCAAACGAATTTCTGAAATAAGAGGATATTTAAATGATTTTATGCAAAGATTGTATTCACAAACTGGTTTCCGCTAATATACTACCTGAATATTTTCATGTATGCAGAACTTGTTTTGCACGACCTATAGATGTTCATTTAGAGCATTGCCATGAATGTGCTAATAAACTCAAAATATGTCAGATGTGCGGGAAGTCATTATTAGATTATTTCTTTAAGGATGCAGACAATGAATAAAACTTCATGGATTTTTTATTTTATGTGTAATCAGCAAATCATCAACCGTATCATAAATATAAAATATCATTCTTGTGATGAAGTAATTGAGAATATATATATAAGTACTTCTATCTCACATCTATACCTACAAAAACCTGAATTTACCCCATATAATTATTGGCTGATTGTCTTTTAAGGAGGTGTACTATGGAAGAAGAACAATGCCCTTGTGATGATTGTGGTGCTAACTGTGATTACTGGGACAGTAAATACTGCTGTATATATTGTCGTTGGCAGTATGGAGACATTGAACCTGACTGTGAGAACTGTGACCCAATGGATGTTTAGGAGGAGAAAGCGAAATGCCAAGAACAGAACGCAAACAAATGATAAGAAAAGCCTTTGCATTATATCGCCGACATGGATATAGTTTTGCTTACCGCTGGGCTTTGTATTTTAATTTACATTTTTCAAGACAAAGGGGTTTCAAAGATTTTTTAAGAGGGGATAAAGAAGAATGAAACATATCTGTGACTTCTGTGGCGAAGAACTCGTTATTAAGTTCGATAGCCACAATGACAAATACTACGTATACTGTGATACCTGCATGAGAGCCATGAACGGTAATACCAGCAATGAAGCACTTAACCGCTTTAAACAAGTCTGTGACTCGGCTAGACGTTGCCTTATTGATGAACAAGACGATTACCCCAAAGAGAAACTCATGCCACCTCATAACTAACTATTGACAAAACTCCCCTTTTGTGTTATAATAATTACATGAAAGGGGAGTTGTTTTATGTTTTTTCCTAAGAATATTATTATACTGGATACATATAATTATATCCATTGTGAGCAATGTGCGTTCTATCCCACTAATTGGTGTACTAGTTGTGAATATGCTCTCTCAGATTGCAGATATAAAGACTATAAATCAGTCTTATATATCTTTATCTAAGGAGAAATTATGAAAAATATTATCTTCATGCCTCTGACACTTCAATTACCTAACTACTGTGAGAATTGTATCTTTAATCGTTGTCATATTTGTCATTTAAGACTGCATGGGACTACTTTCTACCATTGCTACTCTATAAAGAATATCGACCTAAAGAAGACTGGAATAATGAGTACATGCTATATATTTCAATAGAAGGAGAATCTAAATGTTTATTATAATTTATGCATTATGGAATGGTGCCTCGTGCCATAAACATATGCCAGCAATATGTGATTATCTTCCGCATAACTGCTATGATATAACAAAAGCAGAGCAACGAAGAATGGCTCAATACTGTCGTCACTATCGTCGCAGTGATAAAGAAGTCTGGACGGTGATGCTATGACCAGTTTCTTTATCCTATCCCCACGCAATAAGAAACGCTATTGCCAAGACCATTGTATCCTTAGCAATTACTGCGCTGGCTGTGAAGACTGTTGCATTTATTCAACTGATATATCTTGGTATGATTGTCAGCAAACAACATGGGTGATATATTTATGATACTGAAAATAATAGATAACTCAGATATATGCACAACATGTCCATTCTTAATAGGAAAAGAATGTATGGTAATACATAAATGCCCCTGTTTATGGGGTTATCCAGAAAGAAAGGAATATGACTTCTTTGAAGTATTTATGATAATATGACCTATACACTTAAATTTACATTTATTAGCGATAATTTTAAATGCCACCATTGCCCATGTTATCAGAAGCCTTATTGCCATCGTATCCCTTGTAAAAATATCTATTTCTTTGAATTAAGTGAATCTGAAAAGGAGATTGTTGTTGTCTTATGATTGATAGAGTATTCGTAAATAATAATACATGTGCTAACTGCCCTTTCGGGCCAGCACTTATCTTATGTACTCCCTGCTTTGAAATGATTAATATACCAACGAATGACCTGTGGAACAGTTTAAAACTGGACGAGCATTTGCTTGTGGTGATTATATGAATAACTATCATCTTAAATTTATACTCCTTAAAACTTCTCTCAACGTTTGCCAAGACTGCCAACTGACTTCTTCTAATGATGTGCTCCTAGATGCAAGAAAACTCCAATATTATCCTGTATGCAAATGTAATATCCCCTGCTTCTTTGTGAACCGTCTACCTGAGAAAACTCTCAAATTATACGAATATGCAGAAGTCTGGTGGATTGCCTTATGATACTCTATATAAATTTAATATCTTATCCATATATCCGCTGTATCCATTGTCCCCTGTGTAAAGTCTGTATCAACCAACATATTGAATATGACATTATCTGCGAGAAATACGGCTATACCCCATCTTTTAAAACTTGGAGAATTATACCATGATAAGACTAATCCCTATTAGTAACAACTGCCAGAACCACGACTGCCCTCTGAAATTCAGAGATTGCTCAGTCTGTCAGGACTACCACATTAATCATTACACCTTCGATTATTACAATACCCTGCGTAACCTCATATTCGTGTTCGTAGAATAAAAAAAGCCCCCACACACGTGGGGGCTTAATTGTCTTTATATTTAATCTACATGCATAATTTTCTCGTATTTTGCCGTGTTTTACCGCATTTATACCCCTAAATTATGCACACAGATTATGTCGTATGGTACCTACCACTCATTCCCTACCCCCCACCCTCACTCATTCATCGGCTTGTGTGGGCACTGTGGGGCGTTGCTATGACTTACAGCATGTGGATAGGCTGTGGCTATGCGGATGGGATGTATATGGGATGTATATGGGGTATATATGGGAGAATAGAGTTACTGAGGATTCTGCGGGTGGGGGCCCCTGCGTGCGGCGCGCACCCCCCCCTGCCTTGCCCTGCCAGCCAGTGAACAAAATCCTTCCATAGAATACAAAAACAAAACAAACAGTGACACTACAGCAACCATAACCAACCAGACAGCACACAGACTGTACAGTTACACTTTACATAACATATATTATCGGACATTGTGAGGGAATTTGCTTCATTATTATGCAATACACGTGGAAGCGTTGTCAGCAAGACACCATAACAACAACAGTAACAGCCGTTACAGTCGATATAACAGCAGTAATGTCAGCAATAGTATAAGTGTCGATATAGCAGTAATAATAGTGAGTAAAAGTATCAAGGTAGTTGTTCTGCTTCGACGTCGATAGTCGTAGAGCCGCTGGCAGAGAGGCGTTCGGCGAATATAAGTCTTGCCCTGTCAGCGATTTCGGTATTGATATTTACTTGCACTTGAGGGGCTTTAGGTTGAGAGAAGCCAGCCCTGTCAAGCAAATCCTGCCTAATACCAGCACGAATGCCAGCAGGCGTATTTTCGTCGTTAGCCAATTCCTCGAGTTTTCTTAATTGATACATAGCAGAGGCATTGAGATATTCTCTTACTCTGGCGCTATTATTATCGAGAGCCGCTTTAACTCTTGGCTTGTTAAGATATGATAATACTGTGGTAACGGAGATATTAAGCATCTGTGCTATATCTTCTTGAACACCACCACATTGTTGGTGAGCGGCTACAAATTCTTTTTCTCTTTTAGTCATAGATAGGTGTGATATAGGTTTTAGTTTACTCATATATATAGATACCTCATAAAGAAAGATTTCTTTTCTCTTTCCCGCTTCGCTTTATCGCCTATGGCGATAGATATTCTTCCATTAAAGCCTAGAAAAGAGTAAAGATTACATAAACAAGTTTGAAAATAGCCTTGACTTACTGTCAGGACTGTGGTAATATGAAGTTAAGGGCAACAGCCACTGCTGAAATACAGAGGGAAGGTGAGAAAAGATTAAATAAAGTGCTTGACAATCAGAAACAAGTTTGATATCATGTGATTAAGGGCAGAGAAGCCCACTTAAAACAATAAGGAGTGATTAGGTTATGTTAAGAAAATATCAAATCATGGAAATTCTGGATTATGCTAGCAAGAATGGTGGCGTTACATTCGACGCTCAGGGGACTATCATTAAGGCGGTAAGTGGGTATCAGGTATCATTTACGCAGAATTTCACGCAAAGAGCAGACGAAGTTAAAACCTTAATTGATGATGTGGTAGAGAATGCCCTGCAACTATCAGACAGCACACAGCATAAGGTGTTCTGCGGTTTGTGGCTAGATAATGGCACGTTATATATTGACAATTCTGTCTATGTTCCAACGCTGACAACAGCCAAGCGAGTGGGCAGACTGTTTAAGCAAATATCCATATTCGACTGGAAAAACCAAGATTGTATCAATCTCTAATTTATCTTGTTACTGCCTGCAAGCGATGTCTGTGGGCAGAATAGAGGGTAAATTACTTGAAACAAGTTTCAGGATGTGGTATAATAGCCATATAAGGGCAGGAAACGAAGCCCTGAATGTAATAATACCTCTAATTATAACAGAAAAGGCAGGTGAAAACATGAAATATTATTTGTTCTGCACGATGCACTTCAAATCTGGTGGCGATGCGGGGCAGTATCAAAAAGGCGGCTATACTCAACTACATTATGCCAAGAAAAAAGCGGCGGCTGAGTTAAAAATTATGGAATTTATCGCCAGAACCAGCAAAGAAATAAGCAAAGCCACAGTAGAAGTGGTAGGGATTGATGATTTTGGTAACAAAAAAGTCTTTGATACCCGCAGTAGTGGCTTTGAAGATTAAGAGAGGTGATATGTATGAAATTTGATTGGTTGATGGTGCGTGATGCACTGCTTGGACTAATGATGTTCTACTTTGCGATAATTTGCTTATGCATCATTGCAGGCTAAAAATGATAATGAAGGAGAGTATTAATTATGGCTAACAATCAGGCAAA